GATCGTTAGGCACATAATCTGTAAGCTGTGTTCTTGCAGTTGTGCGTAACAACACCACTGTCTCACCGCTTGCTGGGATATTGCCTGACGTAAAGGTTACGTTTCCACCACTAGAATTACCAACACCTGAAACTGTGTAATGAGTTGTCTTGGTCTTTGTTGTTTCTGCACCAGTAGAATCAGTCCTAATGATTACAGTAATGTCATCATCATCAAAGATTTTGAAGCCATAAGCAAAGACATCGGTACTGCCATTACCGCTATAACTGTTTCTGGTTGTTGCGCTACTTACTGTCATGCTTTACTCCTAGAACAAATATATATTATTTTTAATGCTTTTGAAAGTTAAAGACCGCCTGATAGTTCTAATCCAGTTTTTGCAAGCTCAATCATCGCTCTGTAAGTGTCATCAATAGCTTGTCGCTTTTCTTCTGGCCTCATGTCAGAATTGTATATTGCTTTTATCCATCGAGTTTGTGCAGAGATAGCTGTTTGTATGTCAACTAAAGGCAACATTGTCATGTCTGTTTCGCCGTAAACTTTAAATGCTTCTTCTGCGTTATTTTCGCTAATCAGCTTATTAATGGCTGTTAAGCGTTGGTTTACTTTTTCAAACCTTTTGTAAAAACGCTCCACATATTCAGAACCACCAGTTGGGTTTCTAACAACAAATGCTTTTATAAATGGAACGTCTGCCAAAGTTTTAAGTGGCTCTTCAGGCTCTTCAATTAAACCAGCCTTTTTAATTATGTGATCTGATAGTTCAAGCGCATATCTGCCCAGTGTACCTGTCCAAGAACTGATGATGTGATCTACAGCAGCAGGGCTTCCAAATGCACCGTTTGTTGTTTCAGCAAGAAAGCTGCCAATTAACTTGCCTGTAGCAGATGTATATTCATTATACTGATACTCAGGCAATGTTTTCTCTAAATAACGAGGAACAATAGGTTTTTTTGTAAAGAAGCTTAAATTAGTCCCTATTTCAAAGGCTGGTCTAACAACATCAGGCAGAAGACCTGTTAGTGTGCCAAAGCCAGCAACTTGATCGTTAACAAACATTTTCATTGCTTCTGGATCTTGACCAACAAAATGATCAAGCATACGCTCTGTGCCTGTGCCAAATATAATGCCTGGGCCAAATGGTTTTGGTATGCGCCACACAGTATAATCACCATCTTTCACAGTTCCATCGCCTGTAATAAAGATCCAAAATAAATCCTTTTGCCAACGTGGTAATTGTTTGTAACGCTCATCATCGTGGTTCATAATCCAAAACAAAACACTTGGAGCAACTATAAAAGCGTTGATTCGCATAGATGTTCGCACAGGATTATTTTTAAAGGCTTCGTATAATTTTACGTTGCCCTGTATTGTGGCATTTAGAAAAGCATTTACCCTGTTCCATCCAGCAACTTTTACTCCCATACGCCCAAAGTCCAGAGTTATGTCACGGGCGGCAAACCCTGATGCCTCTAAAATTTCTTTGTCTGTAAGTGTCTGATTCTTCTTGAGTTTGTTGTATGTTAATTTAAACTCACCAAGACGGCTGGATGTTTCAAACATCTCCGCAGCAACACGCAACCACTCAAGAGGGTTAGTAATTGTATTACGCATCTTGTCAGCTTGCATAAAAGATTTCATGTCTTTAGCAAAATAATTTCTATCCATACTGATAAACATGGACTGCATCGCACCAGACTTAACAAAATTTTCATACATCTTATCGCCACGCAGCACTAAAGATTTAAAACCAGTTAAAGAATGGTACAAAGGAATAAAACTGTTATTACTAAATACACCAGCCATTAACGTATCACGGCTAAAGTTTCTAACTACAAAGTCAGGGGCAAGCGTAGCACCAAGACGCAAAGTCTTTGAAAACGGTTCTGCCATTTTTACAAGCATATTTGTTTCAGCTTGAGTAGCGTCTTTAAATACAGCAGCAAGGTCTTCACCAACATTCCAAACTTCACGTTTGCCATTTCTAAAGATAACAATTTCTGAAGTAGTAAGTTGTTGACCATCACGCCTATATATAGACATACCGTCCAAAACTTCTGGCTTCAAAGCAGATGGATCGTTCACTATCCCTTCCATTTCTTCTCTTGTAAGTCTTGTCTGCTTTACACGGGCAGATGACTTTTTAATGTTAGGGAAAGCATTTGGCATACTTTCAATCATTTCTATAAACTTAACATTTGTGAAATTTCGTTCTGTCATCACAATGTTGTTAATTGTGTTCATAAAAATAGTTTCAGAAGGGGAAAAAGTTTTTCTTTCACTACCTTTAAAAGCTTTAAAAGGATTACGGACAATAGAAGAAAATGCCCCTGTAGCATCAGGCTCCATAACACGGGCAAACGGTACATAATCTTTACTGTTCTCAAGCAAAGATTTCCTTGTTTCTTTGGAAATTAACCCACCGTCTACCATATAATCAAGAACACGCTCATTAAAATTAACATATCCTCTAAATGTAGCACCATGTTTTGACTCAAGGGCTGCTACCGCCTGTTTTGCTGCTGCTATATCAACCCCTGTTTCTAAGCCTTGAGCATCCCTTTCTATTGCTCTTTTTGATTTGGCGTATACATCAAACTCTTTCATGTCCTTTGGTTTGTATTTTTTAAATATTTCAATTAAACCAAGGCCAGTTTTTTGTGTTGGCGTATCAAACTTGAAAGTTCCTGAACGCAAGAACTCCATAGCCTTTCCTATTTGACCTGGGCCTATTCTAAGCTGTTGATAAGCACTTATAACTTCATTTATCTTACCGCCAAATTCCTGAAACTTTTTTTCAGCAACAAACGCTGGGTGCAATCGGTCTAAGTAATTTGTTACAGCCCTGTTCTTAGCATCTACCAATCTTCCTATTAAGGGTGATTTAGGAACGCTATACTCTATCGTCTCTGCAACTTTATTCACAGCTTCTACTGGAGACATTAAAGGCTCTTCAAACTCTTCTATTCTTTTTTTCGGCTCTTCTGCTATTGGATCTGGACGATCTTTTGGGGGTTTGCCGCCATCAAAAGCAGCTTGTAACTTTTCGCCTTCAGGCACTTCACGGCGAAATGTCTTCATGTTTGTGCTGACTGCATCTTCAAGCATATCTGGGTGTCTAGCTAAATCTTCAATAACATCAGAGGTGTCCTTTTTAGAAGACCCAACACGCTTCATAATCATATTAGTTGCTTTTTCTGCACCCCTGCCAGCAAGTCCAAACGTACCCATGAGCAGTCCTACGTTTATAAGCTCATTTTTTGTTGGCAACCTACCTTCTAAAGCTGGCCCAAGACCAGCAAACACAGCATATTGAGTGCCTAATTTTAAAGCAGTAGATGAGCCACCAAGCGCACCTACAATGCCAGGTGCAGCTGTGCCAGCACCCATAATGATGCCAGCCTTAGTTGCCTCTCCCAAACCCTTTTGCACAAACATATCCCACCATTCTTCAGGGCCATCAACCTGACCACGCTGCAAAGCCTCTATATATGTTTGCCGCATACCTTCTGTAACAAACCCTGCTGCTGCACCTGCCGCTGGCAAAGCACCTGTACCGCCTGTGGCTGCGCCGACAGCAACGCCAGCAGGAAGACCAGCAGCTATACCTACAGGAATGTCACCTATAAGCGTTGTAGCTGTTTCAATAAATCTCTCAAGATGTCCTGTGTCTGCTGGTTCTGGTTCAAGCGCGGCTCGATAATCTTCATCCAAAAAACCCCTGCCAGTGTGATATTGTTTTGCAAGGCTCAATGTGGAAACACCAAGACCACGTTTCCAATACTCTTCAAACTCAAACTCTTCACCAACCGCAGATTCTTTAACAGATTCTATAACACCTTTCCAGTAAGCAACTATTCCCTCATCTGCTGGTTCTCGTTCATTCATAGATTGTTGAGCCAAAAGAGATATATCTCTCTCAGTTTGTAAATGACGATCTATTTCTTCATCATCAAAGCCATAACTTTGCATAACGCTTTGTGTAAAATTTGCGTCAAACTGGCTCATGCTATTGCCCTTGCCTAAATCTAATACCGTAAATGCTTTCTTTCCACGCTATATACAGGGGATGTTTTTCTATTTCACTCATAGGAGCGTCTATTGGCAAACCCATATCTTGTCTAGTGGGCATTTGTCTTTGCGCTTCTTCAAAAGTAATTCCTTCAGTTATGTCCTTGGGACTGTACAACTCTCTAGTTTCCGCAAGAGAGGTTGCTTTGCTTGGGACAAAGCGTTTGATAACTTCCTCTGGTGCTATAAAGTTATCGCGATCAAGATTGTTTAGCATCTCCCGAACTGATTTTCCTTGTTCTTTGCCTTTCTTTAATTCGCCTCTAATATAATTAGTAAATGTTTCCATTCGGTCATCAGAGGCAGGAGTAGGTTTATTTACTAACAAATTACTTCCACGAATTCGTAGTTCTTTTGATTTTAAAAATGCTGTAATTAGTCTTTCATCATCTAGGGTTTGTCTTCTGGTGTCCTCTTTTAAAGTGTTTACAAAGGTATCTACTCTATCAGACGTAAGCTGCACATTCTCACGTTCTAATATGCTTAACTCTTCCGTTTCGCCTGGAAGTTTAAATTTTTGCGTTATGCTAACAATGTCACCTTGATCAATTTTTCTTGTAATTAATTGGTCTGCGTAAATATTATCTTTAGTGAGAGGCGCACCCCTCAATCTATTTTCAGCAGCAACCAAAAGTTGATTTCTTAAACGCTCACCTTCAGCCCCAACAAACTGCAAGTTTCTTATGTCTTGTGGAGTCATTTGCCCAGCCCTAATTTTAGGCATATTTTGAGCAAAAGTTTGATTATTTGAATCTTTTTCTTGTTTATTTTGTTGACGTTGTTGAAACTCAAAAGTTCTTTTTCCTTCATCAACCCGATCTTGCATTACCTTTTTAATTTGAAGTCTTTTTTTGTCATCTGAAGCATCCCAAATAGCCTGTAACTGTTTGTTGCTACCAAAGTCACCATCTATTGCTGACAAATAAGTGCTTTGCAAAGCTTCAACAGTGCTGAACTGATCTGCTCCTATATTTTCCACAGGGATGTGAGATGCAAATTCAGCCACTTGTTCAGAGTCAATTTCATTTAAACGCACTTTAGCTGAACTTCTTAGAACAGATTTATCTGGCTCAGACATAATTGTGTCATCATCTATTTTTTTTAAATACTGATCTATCTGTTCTGGCGTTTGAGCGTTTAAAATTAAATCAGCAAGAGAACCACGAGTTTGAGACTGTATTTTGTCAGCAATTTCTTTTTCTACATTAAGAGAATTGTATCTCATTGGCAAAAGTTGTTGCTGACCATCTAGTGCCGCTGCTCTTGCCGCATCAGCAAAAAATTGAAACTGTGGGCTTTCAGGAGAAAACTCGTTCATTTTTCTAAGACCAGCCTCAATATTTCTGTCTGTTTCCGCACCAAATAATTTTTCGCCCCTATTATGGGCATTTTGTTTGGTTTGAAGTTTTTGTGTCATTAACAAACTAGATATTTTATTTTTAATTAAATCTTCTCTGCGCTTGCCGTATCCTTTTGCTGCTATGTCTGAAAACAACTTATCTTGCATTGTGTTAAAAGCAGAGGTTGCTGTTTCAACATCCGTAGATTCGTCTTGTGTTGTAAATGAGCCAACAACATCATAGGCATTAGCCTCTTCTTGAAGAACTATTCTTCTGTCTTCACGATCCCTTTCTCTCATTCCATAATCAGTAGCTATCTTTGTTGCTAAAGAAGCAAAATTTGCTGTGGACTGAGATGAGGCAGTTAAAGCACCTATGTTTGGCCTTCTGGACAAAGGGCCAGTAGCAACTTTAACAGCTTGATCTGATCCTTGATTGTATAAAGGTATTTTTGGCATATTTAATCACCCAACATAGTAGAACCTTGATAAGCCCCTGAAAGAAGGGAAGCGTATGCGTCTGTTCTTTTAGCAGCAGCCCTTGCCCTGCCCTCTGTTAAAATTAATTGCCTATCAGCTTTTGCTTTTGTTTGCTCTATGTCAGAGGCGTATTGGATTCTTAGCGCATCAAGCTCTGTATTAAAATATGTGTCAGCAAGTGCTTGCATTGGACTGCCTGACATTTCAATACCAGAAGCTGCAGTAGTTGCTCTTTGAGTAGACGCAAGACGTTCAGAGTTTTGTCTTAAAATATTCTCTTCATTTATTTTAGCACGTTGTAATAATATTGCTTCATTTTTAACAACTTGCTCTTCAT